GAAACATACAGTTGATAAGACTGATGAGGAAGAGACACACGAAACTGCATCTAAAGCGGGTCGTGCAACCAAAGCAAACTCTGGTAAAGGTTCTATCGATTCTAAGAAAGGTGACAACAAAATTGTTAAGTCTACCGAAGTCAAGGAAGAAGTTGAACTTGACGAAGCACTAAAGACTACTCATGTAATTGTTGATACTGCACAGGGTAACAAGATTATATCATCTGCCGCTGGTGGAAACGCAGAAAAGAATTTAAGAAATAATATCGCATCTGCTGAACGTCCCCCATTGAGTATCAAAGACAAGAAGACTTTGAAGGTTGTTAAGTTGAAGAAACCTGTTAGTCAAAAGAAAGCAGATGACATGATGGGTCAACCTCTGAAAGAAGAACTCGAAGAAGGATTGGTAACAGGCGTTCGTGGTAAGGATGGTAAGACCTACGCAATTGAATTAGGTAAGAGTGGTCGTAAGATTACTGTTAGAACTAAGAATCAACACGGTGACATCGACACTGTTGATTTGAAGAAGGCTGCGAAGATGTTTGAAGGTCTTGAAGGACTTGAAAGTCTGGATGAGTCTGCCGAAGACATCATTGCACAGGCACAGAACATCATCAATGGTAAGAGTATTGCTGAGATTGCTGATATGAATTCTGATAAACCAAAGAATCCACATGATGCACGTACCAGAGAAGCGAAAGCGTTTCTAGAACGTATGGCAAAGAGACGAGGATAACATGAATACAATAGTACTTCAAGGAACAGAAGCAGCCTGTGGCGATTCCAGTGGGACTGCAAGTAATTTTGGTGGTGCATCTGTAGTAAGGTTGATTAATACTCATACTGCGGTTCACTTGGTAACTTTGGAACAAGCAGGAGGTACTGATATCGGAACTCTTACTCTTGGTGCAAAGGATGTGGTTGTATTGAAGAAGTCACCCACAGATAAAATATTCGCTGCTAACGTTGGTGTACTTGGTGTTGCAGTCGGATTCTCACATTAATTAAAGGTAAATATTATGTCTATTAAAGCGCCCGCATGGTGTGAAAACGCAGTTCCAACATCACGTGGTTGGGAAGACCCTGTAACTGGTGAAGTATACAAGTCTGGTGGTTTTACTCAAGAACAAATTGATGAGTTCAATGGTGTTGCAGAAGTAATCACTGAAGTACCTGAACCAGTTATCCAAACTCTAACCGAAGCACCTATCGGTGACAAGTCTCTTGATGAGATGACCAAGGTAGAGTTAGAAGCACTGGGTCGTACTCATGGTGTTGAATTGGACAGACGTAAGTCTAAGAAATCACTACTTGGACAAGTAAAAAACCTGTTTGAATAAACCCCTAAGTAAAGGGGTATACACTAAAGTGTACCCCCAACTTGGATTACATAATGCAACTAACGAAAGACAATCTAACAATCTTTGCTGCCCAACACTATCAGAACCCCAAGTGTATTGATAGTGATGAGTTCTTTGAAGACCTCAAAAAGTTTAAGTATATCAAGAGATTGTTGAATCGTTACCGAGACACCGATGTTCTGTCGGAACGTCTAATCCTTAATCATCTAATCGTAATCTTCAATGTGTTCGGTATTCAGCCTGGACTTGACATCCTAGAACTTAAAATCGAACTCGACCATTGGGGTACATTGAAACCCTTCCTCATTTTCCTTAAAGTAATCAAGAACCACGAATATACCAATATAGAAATGGATAAACGTGTTGTTGATGCATTAAGAGAGATTTAGAACTTTTTTCGAGTATAAATAGTATCATGGGAATATTAAAATCAGCAGCAGACTTAGTTTACACTATCCGATTCTTGAAGTTACTTGTAACTCCGTTCGATAAGACCGAGGCGTTCAAGAAAGGTATCATTGATGTGGATGGTAAAAAGAACAAGGAATTTAATACTAATAGTATTGATGACCGTGAAGCGTATCGTTCGCATTACACTCCATTCCACAGACTGGTATTCAACCTGAAACGACTCATGGCGAAAGTGCCTGGCGGTCAATCGGTTGTTGCACGTTATGGTGCCGCACTTGCATTGATTAAGGAACAGGGAGAGTTATCTGACACGAACCTCCAACGGATACACGAAGCAAGTGGGATTGATATTCTAGATTGTCTCGCTGAAGAATCACAGTGGTTTTTACTTGATGATAAACAACTATCGCCTGGCATTTATCGTATGAAACATGACACAGTAACCGCACTCTATTGCGAAGATATTGTGAAGAAAGGTGACCGAGTAAGAATTATAGAGACTCAGGCGTCACCTATTGACGAGGTTCTTGGGTTAGACATATATAAAGGACTACACGAAAATTCTAGTCAGTGGGTGTATTTTACTACAGGAGAGATTACCCGATGAAGAGAGATTTTCATAAGTTTTATGAAGATATGACAGGTACTAGCGCAGTCGCTGGTGCGGGAGACGATAGTAGTACTGTCCCTGTCTATCTTGATAAGAAAAAGAAAAAGAAACGACCAGATGTGGTCAAACGATTTTTACAGAATAGAAAAGAACAAAGATAAGAGTGGAGTAAATAATGGAATTTGTTTTAGAACAATTAGTTAATTTTTGGCAGTTTACTGTAGTAGGTATTCTGATTATTATTGGGTTTATCGTCAATGCGTGTGGTGTTGATCAAGATGAACCTCTGGTCGGTTTTAAGTATGGTGAGATGCCTCACATGAAACCAATCACTATCCCGACAGCGGGTAAAGGTTTCTGGGGTGCAATCTGGATGTGGATTACTGGTGTACGCACTTGGGAAATCGCAAAGGACTGGCAGTTCTCGGTGAATGATGAGAACTATGTCATTCCCAAAGGATTCGTATTCGATGGTGCATCTGTACCTAAGTTCCTTGCATCATGGTTATCACCCACAGGTGTATTGTTGGTTGGTGGTCTGGTACATGACTATGCATACAAGTACACAGTACTTCTGAAGAAGGGTAAGAAGTCAACCTCCGAACCCATGACACAGAACGAAGCAGATCAGTTGTTCCGTGATATTAATATCGAACAAAATGGTTTCCATCTGTTAAACAAACTCGCATATTGGGCATTAGCAATCGGTGGATTTGTTGCGTGGAATGGTCATCGTGAACGTAACTGTAAAATAGGAGAATAGTAATGTTAGATTTTATTACCTCAAGAATCAAAGAACGTACATCGGTTGATGGACTTGTACTGATTGGTGCTGGAATCACTTTCCTAATCCTTAAACCCATCGCTAACTTGGTTGCACTTGGTGCAATCGCTTATGGTGCATGGACATTCTATAAGAAAGAAGACTAATGTTCGGACTATACGCAAAACTTGCGGTTGCTGGTATTGTCGGAATGTTGGTATTCGGTGCGGTGTCAGAGTACCGAGACATGAAAGAACGTATTGCGGTTCTAAGAGAAAACAATGCGAAGTTGGAACTGGTTGCGGAAAGTAATGCACTTGCACTAGAAGAAGCAACACAGTTCGCAACTCAAATGGAAGAACAGAACTTAGAACTGCAAGAAAACCTACAACAGGCAGAGGTGTACAAAGATAGTCTGATCGAAAAGTTTAGAGATCACGACCTGACTCGACTATCTTTGAAACGTCCTGGCATGATACAACTAAGGATTAATGATGCGACAAAGAAAGTTTTTGACGATATTGAGTCTCTCACTACTATTGACTCTGAGTAGTGGGTGCGCCCTTTTACGAACACCTGAAGCACAGGTAGTCGTACAAAAAGAACTGGTCGAGAAAAAGATTCCCCTCCAACGTAGTCCCAAACCTGTAACTCTGGGTGAACCCAAGTTTTATGTTGTGACCGAAGAAAACTTTGATGAATTCCTTACGGAGTATGTCAAAGACAATGGTCAACCTTGGGTCTTCTATGCAATGAGTGTTCGTTCCTACGAGACTCTTGCGCTTAATGTTGCTGAGACACGCAGATATCTCGAACAACAAAAGTCAATCATTATCTATTATGAGAATGCAATCACTGGTGAAATAAACAGTGAAAATAATTCAGAAAAAGATTGACATTTCCGCCCTTTTAGGGTAAAATAACCTAATTGAAAAACTCTGGGGGTATAGATACTATTACCCTCTAAGAAAACTACACTCTATGGAAAGTAAAATATGACCCTCAAGATTGATAAGAAGAAAGATTCCCTACTCGCTGAATATGCAGTAGGTATGTTAAAAGATTTTTATTTGAATGATTATGAAAAGAGTCCACAAGAGGGTTTCGCAAGAGCTGCAAAAGCATGGTCTAAGTACCGAGATGAAATGGATGACGAGTTAGCACAACGTCTGTATGACTACGTGTCTAATAAGTGGTTCATGTTCGCCTCCCCTGTTCTGTCAAATGCACCCAATGGACATGATGCAAAGAACAAAGGTATGCCTATCTCTTGTTTCCTCACATACGTACCCGACAGTCTTGAAGGACTGATCAGTCACTCATCTGAATTACGATGGTTGTCTGTAATGGGTGGTGGTGTCGGTGGACACTGGTCTGACGTAAGAACTGTATCAGACATTGCGCCTGGCCCGATGCCATTCCTACACACTGTTGATGCAGATATGATTGCATATCGACAGGGTAAGACTCGTAAGGGTTCTTATGCCGCTTACATGGATATCTCACATCCAGATATCATTGAGTTCCTGAATATGCGTATCCCGACAGGTGATGTACAACGTAAAGCATTGAACCTACACAACGCTATCAATGTCTCGGACGAGTTTATGGAAGCGGTTAAGACAGGAAGTTCTTTTGATCTTCGTGACCCTAAAGATGGTAGTGTTAAAGATAGTACTGATGCACGTAAACTATGGGAACGTATTCTAGAGACACGATTCCGCACAGGTGAACCTTACCTGAACTTCATTGATACCGCAAATCGTGATTTACCACAACCACTACAAGATAAAGGATTAAAGATTCATGGTTCCAATTTATGTAACGAGATTCATCTACCCACAGATGCAGATCGCACTGCCGTATGTTGCCTATCTTCTCTCAATCTAGAGTACTATGACGAGTGGAAAGACACTTCTATTGTACGTGACATTGTACGAATGCTCGATAATGTATTAGAGTACTTCATCGACAATGCACCTGACACTATCTCTCGTGCAAGGTATTCTGCACAACGTGAGAGAAGTATTGGACTGGGTGCAATGGGTTTCCACAGTCTACTACAGAAACATGGAGTTGCATGGGAGTCAGAAGCTGCACGAGAGATCAACCGAACTGTATTCCAACATATCAATGAGGAAGCAGTTGCAGAGACCAAACTACTTGCCGAAGAACGTGGTGAGTATCCTGATGGTGAGGGGAGTGGACGAAGAAACTCTCACTTGATGGCAATCGCACCAAACGCATCATCTGGTGTTATTTTGAGTACAAGTCCTTCTATCGAACCATTGAAGGCAAATGCATATACTCACCGCACACGTGCTGGTTCTTTCCTAGTGAAGAACAAGTACTTGACTCAATTACTTGATGATAAAGGTGAGAACAACGAGTCCAACTGGACATCAATCATTACCAACAAAGGTTCGGTACAACATTTACCATTCTTCACAGAAGGTGAAAAGGCTGTATTCAGAACTGCGGATGAACTTGACCAAACATGGGTTGTACAACACGCTGCAGAAAGACAACCATTTATATGTCAAGGTCAGTCAGTTAACCTATTCTTCCCTGCTGGTGCAGCGAAGTCTTATGTGAACAAGGTACACTTAAAGGCATGGAAGGATGGACTTAAAGGTCTATACTATCTACGCACCGAGGCGAAACAACGTGCCGAGAATGTATCTGAGAAGGTAGAAAGGGTCGCACTACAAGGTGACACCCGATCAATCGTCTATACTAAAGGTAACTGTCCATTCTGTGCAATGGCGATGGAAGAACTCAAGTTGAGAGGAATACCATTCGACAAGATTGATCTTGCAGACATTGGTAAGACCGCAAGAGAAGTAACAGGTCGAGATGTTAAGACAGTACCACAAATTTATATTGAGGGTGAGTATGTAGGTGGGTATGAGGATTTGATGGAACACCTAAACAAACCAATAGAAATAGAAGAGTCCGATGAATGTCGGGCTTGCGAAGGATAAGGATAAAAATGGCACTATTAGATTTTAGTAAGACGTACAAACCATTCCTCTACCCTTGGGCGGTAGAGTTAACAACCAAACACGAAGAAATCCATTGGGTAGAATCGGAAGCGGAACTGTCTGAGGATGTACAGGATTGGAGAACAAAACTCTCTGAACAGGAAAAGGAATTTGTTACCCAAGTACTACGATTGTTTACACAGTCAGACGTACAGGTAGGAGAGAACTATCACGAACTGTTGATTCCGAAGTTTAAGAACAACGAGATTCGTAATATGTTATCATCGTTCGCAAACCGAGAAGGTGTACACCAACGTGCCTATGCATTGTTGAACGACACTCTGGGTTTACCTGACGAAGAACATTCGGCCTTTATGGAATATAAAGA